CTCCCCTCCATTATCTCGCGGAGTGCCAAATGCCTAGTATGTCAGAAGCGAAGAAAAAACAAATCAAAGCCGGGCACCGGAAGCCTAATGCCGAGTACTTGCTGTCATTGACTCCACCAACTGAAAACGACGCACGCCGCGTCATTGAATACATGTTCGACCACGGCGTATCAATGCGCTCGGCATCGAAGCAATTACAATACAACTCAAAACAGATTGTTGAACTGATAGCACAGAGCCCAGAGCTAAGAGCATTGGACTCCGAAGCCCGCTGCAACTACATGCGCGAGAAAGTTAGAGAAATGAACATGATCGCGACGCTCGAAGAAGACGTACAGCGTGCGAGGCTCAAGTGTGACAACATCAAGTGGGAAGCTTCGCGGATTATGCGCAGCGAGTTCGGTGATAGTGTTGTAGTATCTGGCGACAAGAACAACCCGCTCGTCATGGAGCATGTAGTATCAGCCAACCAATTAGTGGAGAAGATACGTGGACGAACCATTGAGCATGATGCCAAGGATTGAGTGCCCGGCCTGTGGCTTCTCCCCGCTGCATCACAAGAGCGTGGCATACCACGACCATGTAACTGTCAGCTACGTCTGCGCTCTCTGCTCCGAGAGCTTTGACGTCGAACATGGGTACAGGGACCAAGCTGTTAGGCCTAAGGGCCAGGGTGGTTGGGGATCAGATCAAGGGGGTGGGCCTTCTGGGGAAAGGCACTTTGACCAGGAACCAGGCACCAAGCCACAAATCCATAAGGCCGCGTTCCCAGAGCTAAGTATCCCCCTCAAAAATAAATATCTACAAAGTTATTACTTCCCCCACATGTTTTTCCGCACGCGCGGCGCGGAGGGGTCTGGAGAAAAGAACACTCTATATGATGACCACATTCCGGAACATCCCCTTGTGCGCGACGACTACACATCAACCCCAGGGGCTAAGACTTAAATGGGACAGCCAGTCACACCATAGAAGTTACGATACAGATATAGGAGCAAGAATATGAAAGAAGTTAAGAACAGCAAATGGAACAACCCAGCCCTAAAACAGATGCGTGACATTGCCTGGGGTTGTAGAGCTTCCGTCTTCATTGATAAAGTGTTGCATCCGGGCGAGTCAACTTCGGATCGACTTGCCAAAATCGACGCTGCCAACGCCAAGCGTGTTCGGCGCATGAAACGTAACCTTCTGCGTCAGGCTTCAAGATGAGGTTCGCACTTGTATATGGAATAGATGGGTTTAAGACAGCAGCAGACGCCCGTCAAAGTGCCAAGGAACTAGGTTTTCCAGACGCTGTCATATTGAAATGCTGGAAGCCATTAAAGGGTATCACCGAATTTGGCTGGTGTTCGTCTCGAGATCATGCCAACAAACTCATGAATCAAAATAGAGATTATGTAAAGGAGATCAAACATGAAACAGCCTAATGGATTCAAAGAGTATGGAAAGAAAGGATGTTGCCCCCCCGAGTTCGACCACGTGCCGAACATCACAGGCAACCCCGAAACAGATGCCATGATCATGCACAACCCCAGCGAGCCCATGCGCGAAAAGCTTGCGGACCATATCTCTGGGGATGCGTATGAAGTGCAGAATGGCTACAACGCCTACACGGCTAAAATTGACTAGGGAGAACTAAGATGCCATGGAAAATGTCCGATGCAACCCGGTTTACCAAGAAGGCAGACACGCCGAGCAAGAAGAAACAATTCTCGACCGTCGCAAACAAGGTCCTGAAGGAGAGCGGAGACGAGGGGAAAGCTATCATGGTTGCCAACGCCGCGGTCAAAAACCATCCCAGCCACAAACGCGAACGCAAAAGGACAAGGTCCGGGCAGAAGAAGTAAGGCGTGGGTTCTGGGTTACATTGAACCGTGTATTAAAAAGAGGCGCAAGATGAGTGGACCAAGATGGTTGGATAGGACATTGGTTTGGGGTCCCCGCATGATGCTTTGCACCAATGAGCAGCAGTTTGTGAACATATTAAAGAAAATAGGTGAGCCGCGCGGAGAGTTCCTGCAAGATGTTGAAGAAATGGTTACATACACCTATATCACGTCCAAGGGCATTGTATGCCTTGTATGTATGGATTTAGAGCATTGGCGCACGCAACCAGCTTTACAGACTGCCACAGTCTTGGTCCACGAAGCAGTTCATGTGTGGCAAAGATATAGGGATTATTTAGGTGAACACACACCCAGCAAGGAGTTCGAAGCTTATGCAATTGAATCGATCAGCAGAAACTTGATGGAAGCTTATGTGGAGGTCGCATGAACCATCTTGACATGACATTGGACGAAGCTATTGCCTGGTGGGATACCATCGACAAAGGAGGCACGGATCCTGTAGGAGTCCGCGCCTTGTGCCTGGTGGATAGGTATTATCTTATGGTCAAGGTCATGGGCCGGGTAGATATGCTGCACGATTGGATCTATGCACGCTGCCGCGAAGTGGAACGCGCACCGAACAACTTCTTAGATCTTTGGGCTCGAGAACATTACAAGTCGACTATTATTACGTTGGGTGGCATTATACAGCGGATATTACAAGACCCTGAGATCACAGTCTGCATATTCAGCCACGTCAATTCGATCGCCAGTGACTTTTTAAGGCAGATCAAAGTAGAACTAGAAACGAATGAAAAGCTCAAAGCTTTGTTCCCGGACGTATTATGGTCGGACCCCCAGAAGCAAGCTCAGCGCTGGTCAGTGGACGGAGGATTAGTCGTCAAGCGCAAGAGCAATCCAAAAGAATCTACTCTCGAAGCTTCAGGTTTGGTTGATGGACAGCCTACCTCTAAGCACTACAAGCTTCGCGTCTATGATGACGTTGTAACTGACAAGTCTGTGTACACACCAGAACAGATCGAAAAGACGACTGCTGCGTATTCTTTGTCGCAATCACTGGGAGTTGAGGGCGGGGATGAGTGGGGCATAGGAACGCGGTACAGCTACGCTGACACGTACGAATGGATATTGAAGCGCGGTGCGCTCAAGGCCAGGATATATCCCGCTACGGACACAGGGCTTCGAGACGGGAAGCCTGTCTTGTTCTCCCAAAAGGAGTGGAACAAGCGTCTTAAGAAAAACACAGACAACGACATTGCCTGCCAATACTTACAGAACCCGTTGAGTGGTCAACAGCGGATGTTTAACATAGAAGACTTGCAGGTTTACGAAGTTAGGCCCGAGACCTTGGCTATATATATCATGTGCGATCCTGCCCGGAGCAAGAAGCGCGACAGTGCCAACACTGCCATGGTCGTAGTAGGCGTGGACTACGCAATGAACAAATATATACTAGATGGCGTGAACCACAAGATGGATTTGAAAGAACGCTGGGAGAACTTTGCTATGCTGTACATGCGCTGGAAGGTGGCGCCTGGCGTGCAGATCGTAAAGATGGGTTATGAGTCTTTTGGTGCCCAAAGCGACCTCGATTATTTCAAAGAGCAAATGCAGTTGCCAAACCGTCCACATTTTGATATTGTCGAACTCGCATGGCCGCGCGACGGTGAAGGAAGCAAGGTAGACCGAGTGCAAAGACTAGTACCTGACACCAAGAGCCACAAGATCTTCTTGCCATACGCGACTGATGAAAACAAGCTTACAACTCATCAAAGGCAGATGATGGAACAAGGTTACGAATACCGTGTTGCACAGAGAATCCGCCGCAAAGACGAGAACGGCCAGGCCTACGACTTGCGCGAACAACTCACGATGCAGTTTCACTATTTCCCATTTGGCGGCTTAAAAGATTTGATTGACGCCCTGGCACGGATCTACGATATGGAGGTTGCTGCGCCGAACTACCGGGAACCGAGATACTTAGAACCGGAATTTACATGAAACTGATCGAACTGCAACCTGAATGGTTAATACCTGGTAAGGTGTTTATCTTTATGAGTCCGTCTGGACACAAAGATTGGTTGTTGTGCAAAAACATTCCCATGAGCATGAAAGAACAGTTTGCATTGTTTCAAGATGAGTACCTACGATACAAGGGTCGGACTGTAGTACCAATGAAAGAAGATGTTTGCTGGAACATAGAGGGTAACTTCGAAGATCTGACAGTAACTCCCAGTATCGATGCTAGTGCTAGTGGTAATTGGCATGGCTGGATAACAAAAGGAGAAATAAAATGACAACTCCAACAAATCTCAACAATCTAGGTCCTAAGGTCTCAACCCGCAACATAAGTTGGCTCGACCAAGTAGCAAGGGTGTGGGGCAGTGAGTGGCGTGCTCCGGACCACAATATATACCAGTTCAGCAACAATCGCAACTTTGATAGTACTGATCTGGGTTCCACTGGTATTTACCAGAAGTAGTACAATTTAAAAAGGAGAAGTAAAAATGAACTTGACAGATTTGAAAGCGGAATTCAATGCAGGCATGGGACATTCTTTGGAAGTAGCTTTGCAAAACATACATGACAGAATCACAGTTGAAATCAACGCCGAGCGGGACAAGTTGGCTAGTGACATTGCCGGCGTGGATGTGGGGGCATTACAGGCTGAACTGGTGTCAGTGAAAGAACAATTGGCTGTGGCGAACGAAACAATCACAGCTTTGCAGAAGC